GATCACGTTCATCCTCGCACCTATGGCGGTGAGGATATTACCAGCAATCTGGTATGCGCTTGTACCTCATGTAATCAGGACAAAGGAAGTACCTATTGGCGTTCTTGGATGAGAGAACGTTTCGGATTTAACTTACTTCGAGAAACTTTAATTCTTCAACATATTAACTAATTATGGCAGCACCAGATAGAAGCCGCACATCAGGTCGCGGCGTTAACTCTTCAGCTAAACATAGACTGAAAAAGAAAGCAGAAGAGGAGCGCAAAGCACGTCAGCGCCGACAAGAAAGGTTACAAATAGCTAGAGCACGTCGGGCAAGAACAGGCCGAGGCGGTCCTAACCGCAGTGGCAAGCCCGTTAAAACTGAGCGGCAAGGACCAGTCAACCTTTCTGATCCTTCATACAAAAGAGGCAACCGCCCGTCTGAGTTTCGGCTTCAACAGGAAAAACGGAGACGAGCTGGTAAATCCTTTAACCCGAATGACAAGTCACGTAAGCCAAGCGTAGAACCTGGCACTAATCGTCTTTCACGTGCAGCACGCGCACAACAGCGGGCTGAACAGATAGCTACAGCGGGTAAAGCAGCAAAACGTAGGCAGCAAAAATCTGCAGCTTCCAAACCAGCAGCTCAATCTAGAGCGTATACATTAGATGCTCGTAATCGTGAATACGACCGCCTTAGAAAAGCTGGCAAGCTTAAAGAAGCAGAGGCGCTAGGTAGAAGGATTGCTGCTGATGCTCGTAAAAAGCGCAGGAAAAAGACACCTGTTCAAAAACGTCCTGGACTTGCATAACTAACTTGTCCACTTAAGTAGTAATAACCGCCGTCCCAAAAGGGGCGGCTTTTTTTTATGGGAAAGAAGGCTACACGGCCTTACTTTGCTTATCCCACTACAAAAGAAGAACGACATCTCGCTTATACATTATTTGAAACAGCAAGGATGTTTGGTTACCAACAACCGTTGTTTAAAAAGTACAATGGTTCTGTTTTTCGTTGGGATAATAAAGGTAACGGCAAATATGGATTAATTGATGCAGCTCTTAAAGCAGCTAGAAACGGACGAGATCGTGCAAGACGAATTGGTCAATCATTAACGGAAGCTGATTTTGAAGCTGCTTTTCCTGGTAAAGGTGCAGAACTCTACAAAGCTGAGCATGAACGAATCAATGAAATTTATCGAAACGCTAATGACTCTGAAGATGTAGATCACATTTGGTCTATGAATTCTGGTGGTTTCAACGTCTCTAATAATATGAGACCTCTTGATTCTGTTGCTAATCGTTCTGAAGGTGATCGTGGTCGTCCTTCACCTGAGTTGATGAATGCCAACATGCTGGCTGAATCAAAATTAGACCAAATTAAAATGCAAGGTCCACGTCATCCAAACGGTACTGTTTTAAAGCTTGCTGGTGATGGAGGAAGGATTTTACTTAAACGTGTCAACGGTATTCAAAACACCTTAGATGCAGCAGATTTAGTGGCCCAAACATTAGGTGCTGAGCCAGGTGAACTTGCTGAAGTAAGTAACGGTACTTCTGAACGTAACGGTAAAAAAGCCGAGGTTGCTCGCGAAAATGGCGGCCTTTTTGGTATGCCTGATTTAGGCATCACTGAATCTATTAATGGATTCTCTTTAGTTAACGACAAACGCCAAGACATATGACAAACGTCTTAGAGGCGTTACAAGATGATTTCAAGCTGTTTCTACAAGCACTGTGGCAGCAGCTTGACCTTCCTTCGCCTACACGCGCACAATACGCAATCGCTGACTATCTACAACACGGTCCAAAACGTCTACAGATTCAAGCTTTCCGAGGAGTCGGCAAAAGCTGGATTACAGGCGCATTCGTGTTGTGGACACTATTCAACGATGCAGAAAAGAAGATCATGATTATTTCCGCGTCTAAAGAACGTGCAGATAACATGTCCATCTTCCTACAAAAACTAATTATTGAGACGCCTTGGCTGTCTCACCTACAACCTAAATCAGATGATAGTCGCTGGAGTCGTATTAGCTTTGATGTTAATTGCAGTCCTCACCAGGCCCCCTCAGTCAAATCAGTAGGTATTACTGGTCAGCTGACGGGATCTCGTGCAGACCTAATGATTCTGGACGACATTGAAGTACCAGGCAACAGTCTCACAGAAATGATGAGGGAGAAGCTTCTACAACTTTGTACAGAAGCTGAATCTATCCTTACTCCTAAAGATGACAGTCGAATCATGTACTTAGGTACTCCTCAGACGGTCTTTACGGTCTATAGAAAGCTCGCAGAACGTAACTACAGACCTTTTGTATGGCCAGCACGTTATCCACGTAAACTTGCCAACTACGAAGGGCTCATAGCACCTCAACTTCAAGAAGATATTGAACAAGGTGCTGATAAATGGCAAGTAACTGACCCAGATAGATTTAATGAAGATGATCTTATCGAGCGTGAAGCGGCAATGGGCCGTTCTAACTTCATGCTCCAATTCATGCTTGATACGTCCCTTAGTGACGCTGAAAAGTTCCCCCTTAAAATGGCTGACCTTATTGTCACCTCTGTTAATCCTAAGTCCGCTCCAGATGACATCATCTGGTGCTCAGATCCTCGTAACGCCATCAAAGAATTACCGACTGTCGGATTACCTGGCGATTATTTCTACAGTCCAATGCAGCTCAGCGGAAACTGGGATTCCTACCAAGAGACAATCTGCTCAGTTGATCCGTCGGGTCGTGGCACAGATGAAACAGCAGCAGCTTATATCTCGCAACGTAATGGTTTCTTGTACTTGCACGAAATGCGAGCTTACAGAGATGGATACTCTGATACGACGCTACTCGATATCCTCAAAGGGTGTAGCAAATTTGGAGTTACAAAATTAGTTATCGAAACAAACTTCGGTGATGGTATCGTCGCTGAACTATTTAAAAAACACCTTATCCAAACTAAACAAGGTATTGATGTCGAAGAAGTTAGAGCCAACGTTAGAAAAGAAGACCGTATTATCGACGCTTTGGAACCCATTCTCAACCAGCATCGTCTTGTTGTGGATCGCTCTGTTATTGATTGGGACTATAACTCCAACAAAGACGCTCCCCCTGAACAACGAATCCTCTACATGCTCTTCTATCAGATGAGTCGCATGTGCCGGGAAAAAGGCGCAGTTAAACATGACGACCGCATCGATTGCTTAGCTCAAGGTGTTAAATACTTCACTGACTGTATGTCTATATCCGCTCAACAAGTTATCGCTCAACGACGACTTGATGAATGGAATGACATCCTTACCGAGTCTATAGAACACCCTCAAGAATCAGCAAATCACCTCGTTTTTGGTATGAATAAAGACCAAAGACAAGCTGCAAGAGGAATCTCCCAAAACGGTGTCTATACCTGGGTTTAGCGGTAACCCGCAGTCTATACAGGGGGAGGAGAGGGTGGACTCCTCTTTCTGGACTGGGGAGGATGACAAATCTTCCCCTTTAGTAATGTCCCCGGGAATGGACATTCTGTAAGTACCGCCAACGACATGAAACCCATCTGACACAAAACTGGGAGTGAGCGCAGCAGCGCGAACGTAACTACTGGTTGATACCGAATCTTGCAAACACTGAACGTTTGTACTTATACAGTTATCAACATACAGACCCTTTACATATACATACACATGAAAAGAATACCTTTCCCCCACAATGATACAAATTTCATTGTTGAGTATCACAAAACACGTGAAGGTCCTAATGGATTTATGTGCTACTACAAGAATGCAGCTACGTACAGATTAGATCCCTTAGATGCTTGGCGTATTTTAGGTGTCGCTAAGTTTACTGATACAGGTAAAGCACTAAAAACCTGGTGCTTAGAAATGGACGAACAACATAAAGCTTACGGTCTTCCTGATCAGTTAAAAGAAGATAAATTCTTTGAAATCCCTACAACTGAAGAAGAACCTAACGATAATACAAAAATGGTTATGTGATGTGCTGACTTTTTATAACTATGTCACTGCTTTTTACTCTGTTGTTCTTGTTTCTTGCGTTCAACCTGCTAATTGGTCGTCATGTGTAGCAGTGTGGGACTGGTTTCCTCCTTATATTGAGGATTTAAAGGTTTTTGTTAGTCAGAAGCCGTATGAATCAGAGTTTAAGTACCTCTTAAATTTTGACAAAAATCTCTGAAGTCAATACGCCTACTCAGGCCGGCCGATCTACCCCCGTGGGGGGGTCTTGGCCCAGCTAGATGCTCAAACTAGCTGCAATCACTGGGATTTGCAGGTAACACGCGTGTGTTTTCTCCGCGAGCGCCACGCCTGCGTTTTTCTCACTCTCTCGCGATCTGTCGCGACACACTAGCTAAGCTTATGTCAATGATAAGCAAAGCTAATAACACTGACCATCACTGGGATCTATCCACATCGGTATCATATGACAGTTGCACATCGGTAGGATCGGTGCCATTGTCTGGTCACTGATCACCACGACGGCAGCGAGCCTAGTGATCACACCGGCTTTAGTAAATCCTACCCGGAAGCTGAAACAGCCACCAGCAACTCGACAACTGCATAGCACTCGCAAGCGGAGCAACCGCTAGGTGACGACTGACCGGCATGGGTATCTGACCGGGAGAGTGGCAGAGTATTGATACACTACCGTATCT